TTTGTCATCTTAACGGTTTTAATTTGTGTACCTGAACCTGTTGTAGGAGATACTCGGCAGTTTCTTAAAGATTCACCTATGATTGATACTCTAGGTCTAACTTGTAAAGGTAATACTTCTTTGTATTCACCGTTTGCAACTTTAATTACATCACTTGCAATAGATTTAACATCCATTGTTAATGTAGTAGCAGCACCAATATCAGCACCGTCTATTCTTAATTTGTCTCCAACAAAGTGATGAGCAGTACCGTTTTGTACTGCAACTGCAACTGCACCAGTTGTGTCAACCCTAAAGTATGAGTCTTCACCAACAGCAGGATAAGTTTTTGCACCGATAGAACAAGTATAATCCATACCTCTTACTCTAACTTTATCACTAATAGATAATCCGTGAGCACCTGAAGTTGTAATTGTAACTACACCAGTTGTATGATTGTAAGGTCCGTTTGTAATCGTTAATGATGTATCGTCTGATTTTCTAACTTCACCACCACTAACATAAGTGTGAGTGTAAGTTGATGTTCCTAAAGTTACTTCAAAACTTGTAGCAGTTGGAACTGCTGAAACCGTTAATTCTTTATATGCAACTGCTCTTATGTTATTGTAAACATTAGCAGTACCACCAGTACCACCTGAAACATTTTCTACCTCAGTAATTGAAGCCTCTTTTGCAGCCGTACAAGCAGCCTGTACCGTTCTAAAAGGTAAAGATTCTGTTCCTGGGTTTGTATCTGCACCTGTAGGAGCAACATATAAAATATTTTTACCAGAAATATCTGACCATTTAACATCTAGTCCATCACTTGCTAAAACTGAACCTGGCATACCAATAGGTAACCTAGATACACCACCTGAACTTTCAAATAAAATATCACCACGAGTAGTTAATACAGCAGCAGTATCTCCTTGAGCAAGAATTGTCCAAACGGTTGCGTCTGAACCAGGTTGAACATTTACTTGTTGATCTTTTAATTGAATATATGAGTTTGAAGAATATCTAACAACATCACCAATATTGTAATATGTAGCGGCGTCATAAGTACCTCTCCAGTTAAATCCACCAACTACTTGTTTCCAATAAGTTGAGTTAACTGCACCAGTAGCCTGAGAAGGTCTTTGATTAGTTGCGTCTAAAATACAGACATAAGAATTACCACCATACTGAACCGTGTCTCCAGTTTTGTATGCTGTTCCGTGTGAGTAAACACCAGTTGCATTGAAACCAGTAGTTACTACATCCCAATATGTGTTGTCTGCAGGAGTTTGTCCTGAAGCTTCTTCATCATTAATATAAACATAAGAATATCCACCGTGAGTTACGACATCACCTTTTGAGTAAACCGTACCTGCGTTGTATGAATCTTCAAATTGTAATCCTTCAGAATAAATGGCAAAGTTTGCCTGAGCGAAATCATCTGTTGAAGCACCTGAAGTATGAGCAGTTGTACATCTGTATTGGTAAGAACCAAATTTTACAACATCATCTAATCTGTAATAAGTTGTTGCAGCCCAATCACCTCTAAATGCTAAACCTTCACTATAAAGTGTAAAGTTTCCTAAAACTATGTTTGCGTCACCACCTGAAGCAGATGTGTGTTCAGTTGTGACTCTGTATGTTCTTCCCCCATACTTAACTAGGTCGTTTAATCTGTATTGAGTTGAAGAAGCGTAATCACCTCTAAAAGTGATACCGTCTGAATATTGTTCAAATTTTGATTGATCTAAAACTGCACTTGAAGATGTGTGAGCAGTTGTAACTCGGTATTGTTTACCACCATAAGATACTAGGTCGTTTAATTTGTACCAAGTTGAATTTGCGTAAGTACCTTTGTAATAAAAAGATTCTCCGTGTAGTTGCCAATTTGTTGTGTATGTTGCAGGAGATGTGTAAAATAAATTTTCGTTATTTGGTGATGTATGATTTGCTATACAAACATACGAATTACCACCGTACTTAACTATATCGTCAATAATATAGCCTGTACTAGTTGCCCAATCACCTCTCCATTTGAATTTAAGTCGTCCTAGTTTAAAATCTGCCATTTTTTTCCCTAATTATACATTCCTATACTGCACTTTGATAAGTTGTAGTAGTAGAACTTGCCGTTGTGTCTTCAAAAGTGTCAAAATCGTCTGAACCCTCAGCGGATCTTGTAACTCCTGCGTTTGTTCTTTTTACTAAATCTCCACTAGTATTATTTATAAGAAAAGTTGTTGTCGGATTTGAGGAATAATTAATTTGTTGAAATCTATCACTATCATTATTAAAATATCTTTTCTTAACCGTACCTATAACGATACTCAATCCAGTCTTTGGAATTAGAGTGAAAGTTACTACGGTATTATTGACTAATGTAAAGTCTGAAAATGGTACTTGTTGAACTCCGTCTAAAAATACTGCAATCCTTGACTCATTTAAGACAGGAACTGATATAGTAAACTGATATGCTGAACCATCTGTTGTGAAATAGTTAACATCATACATCTCTAGTCTTTCATCAACATAGTCTGTTTCATCTCTACCTACGAAATCAGACTTACCATCTTCATAAAATTTTGATACTTCAATAGTTTCATTACCCTTGTTAGGATTTACTGAAGTTAAGTATAACATACCATCTTTTGTTCGTCTTAATGCGTTAAAAGATTTCTGTTTTGTAGAAGCAGCGGGTGTATGTGAAACTAAATATGCCATTTTTTTTATTTATATTCTTATGTTAATTCAAGGATACTTGCGTATGCCTCAACATCTACTGAAGACGAATCAGGATTAGCGTCAGCAACAATTCTTACTATATCGTTGTTTTCTAAATTAACTGGTTTGTCTAAAGTCAATGTATTGTTTGGTGGAACTTCTAAACTTTTACCTATATGATAAAAAGTAGAACCTCCATCAGTTGTAACTTTTACATTTACGGTAGCACTAGCAGTTGTACTTTTATTTGAAATATATAATGCGTGAATTACAGCAGTTGCACTTGCACCAGCGCTAAACAAATTTCCTGTAGCGTCATCTACTACTGGAACCGTAATACCTGCATTTTTAAATGTACTTGCCATAATTAACTACCGAATACTATTGAAAATGCTAATGAATCTCCTAGCATTGCTACATCTCCACTTGCGTCAGGAAAAGTTATTGTTCTATCTCCTGTAGGTTCTGCAACCGTTATTGTTGTTTCATATGCGTTTTCCTGATAACCTTCAAAAATTAAATTTGCACCGTTTAATGTAATATCATTACTAGTTACGGCACCTGCGTTTGTAACTGCTTGTAAAGTTACAGCACCAGCACCACCAACTTCTTTTACAACACCACCAGATGTTTTAGTATATAACTTACCATCGGTAACATTCATTGCCAATTCGTGTACTTGTAAAGCAGCAGCACCTGGAATTTGACTTGGTGTTTCGGATCTTTTTGGTTTAATTACCGTTGCCACTAAAATGTACCTCCGTCAACCGTAGTAATTTCAACTTCACCTGAAGTTACAGCAAAATTGTCTGAAGTAAATTTAGCAACACCTTTGTTAGAATTAGAAGCGTCTTCTCCCTCTACTTTGATAGTATTGTTATCAACAATTGTATTAATACCTTCACCTGCTAAAAACTCTAAATTTTCTTCTAAATAAACTCTACCTGTTGTAGAAGATTCATCTGTTAAAGTTATAAATGGATTTGCAAGTTTAGATGTTTGAATTGAACCACCTAACATTGCATTTGTAATTCCTAATGCCTTAACTCTTAATGCGTCTGTACTAACTTCTACTGAACTATTATCAACTGCAACATCTAATTGATTACCTGATTTTGTTAAAGCGGCACCAGCAGTTATTTGACCTGCACCAGAAAATTGAGATACATCTAAATCAGTTGTTCCAAAAGTAGGAGCACCTGTATGTGTAAATGTATAACCATTGTTAGCATTTAAAGTACCTTCTTCAACGAATACGAAAGAACCACCTGTTAATTCAGCAGGTTGATCTTCTGGAGTTGATCTTGTTAATACCCAAGGATTTGAACCATCACCTAAAGTTGTTAATGAATAGATACCGTTTTCAGTTGCGTCTGTCTGATCTTTAACTAATATTCTATCATTTAAATTTGTTGCTAAACCGTCTAGTGTTAATGTACCATTTGATGTTGATGTTAATGTTGCACCTACACCAGCAGTACCGTTTGAATAAGTTGCTGATAAATTAGCTGTTGTTGCAAGTTTACAAGATGGTTTAGTATCTAAACCTTGTGCAACTTGGTCAACATACATTTTATTTGCAAGTGAATTGTCTCCAAAACCTGCTCTATCTTCATAACCCGATGGTACAACAATTGTACCTGTACCGTGAGGTGTTAAAGTAATATCTTTATTTGCCGCTGTAGTAGAAATTGTCTGACCATTTAATGTAAGATCATCAACAACTAAAGAAGTTAAACCATCAATATCAGTTGTAGCAGCTGCACCTAAAGTTAATGTTTGACCACCTAAAGATACTTGAGGATTTGCTAAATTAGCATTTGTAATTCCAGCAGTACCAGATAAGTTATCGTTTGTTAATGCTGTAGCAGTTACCGTTACCGTATTATCAGTAACCGTTTGTGTCATACCACCTGTACCTGCGAAA